CAATCTTGCCCTCATCCGGCGCATGGCGCTGAACCTGCTACGCGGCGCGGACACCTCAAAACACAGCATCCGGCGGCGAAAAATGCGCGCTGCCTTTAATGATGACTACCGCCATCGGGTGCTCTTCGGAAACAGGGGGACATAGCGCGATTGCCCTGCTGTCGGTATTGGGAGTTTATGAAAGGTCCGGTTCTGTAGCCCATAAATTATCCGGTTTTGAGGAGAGGAATGAAGGTATTCCCCCAAGGCCTGGCGTTACGGTGACAGGATATCCGGATGAAACGTTTCGAGAAGGCATTGACAGGTTGGCAGGAGAAGTCTTTAAGCCAGCAGGAAGTGGCGCAAGCGAGCACCGTTACCGGGATGTTGGTGCATCAAAAAGACACTGCCTTGCGCATGTTTAACGCCAACGCGCAGTGAATTATCGGCGCTGGCTTTAGCCCCAACGGGGATTGGATGGATGTCCACAAAATGCATACCAGGCGGTGAGATTACTCAACCTCACCACCCAGACCCTGGGTCTTAAACTCATTACACGGACCAACGGAGACACCCGCACAATCGCGTTTTCCGAAGTTGGATGATGGCTGGATAGATGGAGAACATCACCCAAAGCCTGGAGATCGCCTCCAAAGAAAGCGCCTGATTACGCCAAAAAATAAAACCCAAAATAAAACAACGGGTCATTTTGCATCAGTGGTGCCCAAGGGGGGCACTCGTACCGCATATAAAACAATGAGTTAACCCGCTTTGTGGGGAGTTTTTGGGAGTTGATTCCCCACAGATGGAAAATTTTGACCGGGATTGAGCCGGTCGGCGAGGTGTGAATCAGGCCGCACCAAAACATGCGTTTGGTGCAGGGATTCGCAGGGGCGGGGGAGGCATCAAAATGCCCCTCCGCGCCTGCTGTGGCGCGGCCTCGCGGCCTGTGCAGGGGTGCAGGGAAATCGGTACATTTAGCGCGCAGGCGGGGCGGGGAGACGACGGCGCGCGCCGGGTGGCGGGGGAGGTGCCGGGCGGGCGCGTGGTGGGGTGCGTGGAATCGATGTGGGGTAGTGGCGCGTGAGGGAGAGCGCCTTGTGAGGGCGTTCTATGGGGCGCTGAGGGGGTGCGTTAATGGTGGGGAAAATAATGCTTGACATAGGGAAATTGTTTCTCTATAATGCAATGCATGAGCACACTTCACCGCAGCGGCAACTGGATCATCGTGATGCACGGCAACGAGCATCCTCCCGTGCACGTGCATGTCCTGCATCCCGATGGAATGGCCAGCATCGACATTGATGGAACGGTGCTGAACCGGGGGATTCCGTTCAAGGTGATTGCTCAGGCACAGGCATGGATTGCCGCTCACGAAGCGGACATCCGCACGGAATGGATGCGTCTTAACAATCCACTCGACAGAAGGGCATCTTCATGAACACACAGGTCAATCGCATGGTGTCAGTGACGCCGCTGGACGGGCTGCGGCTGGAAGTCCATTACCAGAACGGCCCGCCGATCACGGTGGACTGTGCCGAATTGCCCGAGCGCTTTGCAGTGTTTGCGCCGCTGCGTGATCCGGCCTTTTTCCGGCAGGTGGCCGTCACCAATTGGGGGTTCAGTCTGGAATGGCCTAACGGCGAAGGGCTGGTCTGTGACCGTGTACGCGAAATGGCGCTTGAACAGGCCGGGCGTACGGATACGCTGGCGTTCCGGCGCTGGCAGGATCGGCATGGGTTGAGCCTGGCGCAGGCGGCGCAGGCGTTGGGCATGACCCGCCGCACCGTCAGCCAGTACCGTACCGGCATGCGTCCGGTACCGCGCACGGTGTTGCTGGCGATGCGCGGATGGGAAGCGGAGATGGCGGCGTGATGGGGATTAATTCACCGGCACCGTAGGCGCACTTGGCGCAAACCGGATCACCTCGCGCCCGAGCCAGTCATTGACTTTGAGCATGCGCACCTGCAAGGGTTCGAGCTCGTTTTGAATCCAGGCCTGGGTCGCTTCGGTAATGGAGCCGAATCCGCCGGTATTGTGCGGAATCAGCCCCAGTAACTGCGGCGGGATGCGCAGCGCGGCCAGGACATCATCGCGGGTCACATTTTTAATGCCGGTAAATTCGTCTTTCGCCGCAACCTCGCTGACCGGAATCAATTGCAGCCCGTCTTTTTTGCCATTGGGCGAGTGCAAGAAGAGATTGCGGAAATTGCCCGGCCCGCGCGCTTTTTTTAGTGATTCGCGCAATGCTTCCACGTCGGCATCATCGACCTGGGGATCAGACAGGTATAAAATAAATCCGGCATGCGAGCCGTTGTTGTAATACTTGCGGCGAAATAACGTGGCCGATTCATTGAGCAAGGCCGATTGAATCGCCGCCAGCCATTCGGGCAGGCCGTAGATTTCCTGATCGACATCCGGCTCACGCAATTGAAACACCGAGCCGGGTTTGAATGCGTGTTCAGCCTCATAGGTATGCACCTGAAAAAACATACCGTCCTCCACACCCCGGCGCATGTATTTTGCCAGTGGCGCGGTCAGCGATAACGGCGCGCCTGCAAGATTGTTTTTGCATTCTAGGTACGCCATGCCAAAGTGCAGCCAGTCGGTGGCGAACTGTTCAAAGGTTTCCCGCGATAACAGCTTGTGCGGGATAAACGCGCGCACCAGCATATTCGCCTTGAAGCGCAGCCCGGATTTGAGATACACATTGGAGCGCGTGGTTTTGGATAAGCCATCGAGCGACAGCGGTGGCTCATACCAGCGGCCATTTTGCCAGGCATGCAGATAATCGCTGAGGCCGCGCGAATCCAGCACGGGCGTCGGTTCGCCAAAGGTAAACGCCTCCATGCGGCGGGCAGGTTCGGATTTCATTCAAATATCTCCAATCGGGAAGTCGAGGTATTGGTATGCGGGCGTTCCAGCGGCTCGTTATACAAGGCGTGAAATAACGCCCAGGCAAGATCGGCGTGTCCGGTATCCTCACGCCGCCCGGCGGAATAGGTCAAACTGCGCCCGCTCGGGGTCAGGGTTTTCTTGATCGCCATCAGTGACTGCATGAGATCGGTCCAGCCCGCATCAAACTGCAAGCGCCCGGCCTTGATGACATCGTAGGCTTTCAAAACAAGCCGGGTTTTGACCTCGGGCGAATACTGGAACGTGGTCACGCCGGGGAAAAACGTTTTGACGATTTGCGCCACGCCCGTGCCCATGCCGGTGGTATCAATGCCGATGTATGTCACCCAATAGCGCTGCATCATCGCCTGAATCTGCTGCGCCTGGGCGGCGAAATCCTGCCCGCGAAACTGGTGCCGTTCCAGCACCCGGAAGACCCCGCCCGGCGTGTCCGGCGGCGCGATCACGACCAGGCCGGCACTGTCCCCGGTTTCCGCCGGGTCATAACCCAGCCACACCGGTTTATCGGCGTAGGGGCGCATGGTAAAGGGTTTGACATCGAGCCAATCCACCCAGCTATCGACCCGGCACGGCTGCAACAAAGACAACGGGAACACGCTCAAACTGTCATCGACAAACTCGCACATGAGCAGGTTTGAAAACGCCTCCGCGCTATATTCCATGCGCAGCTCATCAATATCGAACAAATCACATCCCCGGCGCGCCGCATCCATGATGGTGACAATCTGCCGCCACACTTTATCCGCACCCAATTGCCCTTGGCCAAGCGCCGCGTGGGTGATATCAATCTCGATATGCTGCGCCTTGGGTTTGCCGCGATTGAAGCGCGAACCGGTCCAGAACGGATACGCTTCATGCGCCATGCTGGATGGCGTTGAAAAATAGGTCTTGCGCCATTTCTTGTGCATCGCCATGCCGCTGGCAACTTTATTGAGTTCCTCAAAGCGGTGGGTCCAGAAAAACTCATCGAAATAGAAATTGCCGTGATAGCCCTGCGCGGTGCGCGCATTGGTGCCAAGAAAAAACAACTCCGCGCCATTATCGAGTTTGATTGAATCCGAGCCGACCAGATTTTTGTCCAGGACTTCGCGCACAAAGCTCTGCATATAGCCGCGAAACAAAAACGCCTGCGATTTGGACGCACTCAAGAAGATTTGATTGCGCGCGGTGGTGAGCGCATCAATCAATGCCTCACGCGCGAAGTAGAACGTCGCCCCGATCTGGCGTGATTTCAAAATCACCCGCGTGCGCTGCTGCCTGGCTTGGTACCAATCGTGCTGATAGTCAAAGCACTCATCGACAAAGCGCTTGCTGAGTTCGTTGACCTCCTCCTCGCTGAAGGCATTTTTGCGCGGTTGTTTTTTCGGCTTGTCGTTGCGTTTTTCGAGATTGGGATTGAGGTCGGTTTCGGTGCCGCCGCCCTGGTAGCGCTGGATGCGCGCCTGGCGCTCAAGCTGGCGGTGCAAGAGATCGATTTCCTTGAAATCCCCGCCCGTCTTGTCCGCCTTCAGAATCAGCGCGGCCAGGCGCATTTCCAGCGCCCCGCCGATGCGCTCGACGGTATCGGCCTGATCCCAGCCATCGCGCGCCTTCCAACTGTGCACGGTTTTTTCGTTTTCGCCCAGGGTGCGCGCGATCTCGGCCAGCGGCCAGGCCATCCAGTACAGCGCCCTGGCCTTGCGGCGGGCGTCCATCGGCAGCGGGAGCGGGGAATCGGTCATGCCGGGGATTGTGCGGCCAGCGCCCCCCAAAAATCGCCAACTTCAGTGTGTAACAGCGTCTGTTACACGATGAAGTGCTGGCATTTCCGGTGATGCCGCGCTGTACTGGATGCAGACAAACGAACGCCCCAACCGCTTGGCCACGGCTGAGGCGTTCTCTATCCACCCCTTGACGATACCAAGGAGAAGACGTTGTTTCAGTTTACCTTCAAAAACATGTTTGGACTCAGCGGAAAAATGAACGAACACGACGCAGGCCGGGTCGGCCACAAACTCGCCAATGTGGTCTTGCTGTTGGCCGCAGGCGCGGTGGTGGTGGCCCTGATTGTGGCCATCCGCTGGTGGTAGCCCCGGAAATCGCCAACTTTAGTGTGTAAGAGCCTCTGTTACACGATGAAGTGCTGGCATTTCCGGTGATGCCGCGCTGTACTGGATGCAGACAAACGAACGCCCCAACCGCTTGCAACGGCTGAGGCGTTCTGTTCCCACCCCTATGAATGAGATAGGAGCAAGACCTTCATGAAGTTTACCAAGATGAATCTCACCGGACAATTGAGCGACAACGATGCGGCGCGGTTTTCACGCCACATCGGTCTGTCGTATTTGATTGCTGCCATTGGCGGCGCACTGGCTGCGGTCATCGCGGCGGTGAGCTTATGGCGTTGAAATCGTCACACCTTCCCGCATGGCGGTTTTTATTGCTGTGGCTGATTGGCCTGTTGCTGGCGGCGACCCCGTTTGTTTACGCCATCCGCTGGTGGTAGCCCCTCCCCCCCTTTTTTTTCGAGACCTCCCCATGTCAGACAAGACCCCAAAACACCGCAGCAAATTTTTCCGCGTCGCCGTGGAAGGCGATACCGTGGATGGCCGCACCATCGAGCGGCAATGGATTGCCGACATGGCCGCCAGCTACAACCCCGACACCTATGGCGCGCGCGTCTGGATGGAGCATATTCGCGGCGTCATGCCCGATGGCCCGTTTGGTGCCTATGGCGATGTGGTGGCGCTGAAGGCAGAAGAGGCCAACATTGACGGCCAGAAGCGGCTCGCCCTGTACGCCCAGATTGAACCCACCGGCGCGCTCATCAACATGGTCAACAGCCTCAAGCAGAAGATTTACACCAGCATCGAGGTGGCGACCAAGTTTGCCGGGACCGGCAAGGCATACCTGATGGGGCTGGCGGTGACGGACACCCCGGCGAGCCTGGGTACCGAGCGCCTGGCGTTTACCGCCCAGCATCCTGAAGCCAGCGGCCTGACCGCCCGCAAGCACGCCCCGGAGAATCTGTTCAGCGCGGCCAGTGAGGCGTTGATCGAATTTGAGGACGTGGCAGCAGACCCGGAACCGGGCGCATTCGAGAAGCTGATGGGACAGATTGGCGCGTTCTTGAACCGTAGCAATCCGCCCGCCGCACCTGCACCTGCACCTGCGCCGGTAGCGCCGACGGCTCCGGTGGATATCCCGCCGCCCGCGTTCAATGCCGAACTGCTGCGCGATGTCCTGACCCGGATGGCCGGACACATGAGCGCCCAGGAGCAGCGACTGACGCAACTGGGGCAGGAAGCCGCACTTTTGCGCGAGCGCGTGGAACAGACCGCCGATCCCAACCACAGCGCCCGCCCCAAAGTCACCGGGGACACGCCGACGCTGGCTGATTGCTGACCTCAAACAAGCGAAAACCCCGCCAGCGGGCAACTGGCGAGGTTTTCTGTATTCACCCGTGTAAACGGCACGAGTAAATCATGAACGATGTTAACCGAACTCAACTTGAAATTCATCCGTGCAAGGGCTTGAAAATGAATATGGTCACTGACCGCTGGATACGTTTGTGCATTGGTGTTGGCATTTTGATGCTGTGCGCGACGCCTTTGCTTTATGTCCTTTTGCGTTACGCCTGAGGTTGCATCATGGAAGCACTCCAACTGATTGAAAGCAGTTTCCATTTCAAATTGATGGGCTATGCCCTGTCACTGGCCGTTTTGCTGTACGCCATTGCCCGCGTGATTGCTGTTTTACGCAAACGCGATTGAACCCGTTCCTTACCCCCACCCGAGACACTCCCCATGCGCAATGAAACCCGCCTCCAATACGACGCTTACCTGACCCAATTGCAGACCCTGAACGGCGTCCCGTCCGCCGAACACGCCTTTACCGTGGAACCGCGCGTGCAGCAAAAGCTGGAAACCCGCATCCAGGAATCGAGCGCCTTTTTGAACAGCATCAACACCATTGGCGTGCGCGAACTCAAGGGCGATAAAGTCGGCATTGGTGTCTCCAGCACCATTGCCAGCCGCACCGACACCACCGGCGACAAATCCCGCGTCCCGCGCGATGTCCACGCCCTGGACAGCCGTGGTTACGAATGCGTGCAGACCAACTTTGATACTGCCGTGGGCTATGCCCTGCTCGATGCCTGGGCGGGCTTCCCGGATTTCCAGACCCGCCTGCGCGATTCCATTGTCCAGCGCCAGGCACTGGACCGCCTCATGATCGGCTTCCACGGCGAAAGCGCCGCCGCGACCACCAACCGCACCACCGCGCCCTTGCTGCAAGATGTCAATATCGGCTGGCTCAAGCACTACCGCGTGAGCGCCCCGGATCGCGTGCTGGGCAAGGGCAAGGCCGGGGGCAACATCAAGGTCGGCACCGCCACAGGCACCGACTACCGCAACCTCGATGCGGTGGTATTTGATGCCGTGAGCCAGTTGATTGATCCCTGGCACCGCAAGCACCCCGGCCTGGTGGCGATTCTGGGCCGCGACCTGATGCACGATAAATACTTCCCGCTGGTCAATGCCGACCAGCCGCCGACAGAAAAACTGGCGACCGACCTCATCTTGAGCCAGCACCGCGTGGGCGGCCTCAAGGCGGTGGAAGTGCCCTACATCCCCGATGGCACCATCCTCATTACCAGCCTCAAGAACCTGTCCTTGTACTGGCAGATTGGTGGCCGCCGCCGGTATTTGAAGGAAGCCCCGGAAAATAACCGGATTGAAAACTACGAATCCTCCAATGACGCCTATGTGGTCGAAGATTACGGCCTGGGCTGCGTGGTGGAAAACATCGAGATAGTGGACTAAGCGCCTGCCATCGCCGGACGCACACAAACGAACGCCCCAACCGCTGAAGACGGCTGAGGCGTTCTGTATCCACCCCTTGAGATGAGCAAGGAACAGACATTGAAAAAGTATAGCAAGGGAAGTTTCCGCATGAATCAGGAGAACGGCGTTGAAGTCAGCGGCGAATTTTCGCCGTTTTTGCGCGCCTGTATTGGTGTGGCGATTGTTTTGCTTGCCCTGTCGCCGTTGGTGCTGGCCTTTGGCAAAGTCCTGCACTGGCTGCGCTGAATGAGGTCATCATGACAACCAGTCTCGCCCGCAGCCACCGCACCCGCACCCTGTCCGCCCGCGAAGTGGCGCACAACCCGTATGGCCCATCCACCAGTGCCAGCCAGTACGACCTGCACCTGATGCTGCTGGCCGAACACCGCCAGCGCCTGAAGCAGGTGCAGTCCGGCGAAGCCAAGGCCGCACTCAAGCGCAGCCTCCTGCCCGACTACAGCGCGTATCTTGCAGGCGTGATCGAGGCCGATCCTGGCACCCAGGATGAAGTCCTGACCACGCTGATGGTGTGGCACATGGATGCCGGTGAATGGGAGATGGCGCTGGTGCTGGCCGGATATGTCCTGCGCCACCACCTGCCGCTGCCGGACCGTTTTGCGCGCACGGCGGGCTGCCTGATTGCCGAAGAAATCGCCGAAGCCGCCCTGCATGCGCTGGCCAGCGATGCCGATTTCCCGCTGCCCGTGCTGGTGCGCGCCCGCGATCTCACCGATCCCCACGACATGCCCGACGAAGTGCGCGCCAAACTGTATCTGGCGACCGGTCGCACCCTCCTGCGCGCGACGGAGGCGGACGCGGGAAACGGCCCGCCCGACCTGCGCGTCCTGGAAAATTCCATCGCCGCGCTCAAACGCGCCATTGCCCTGCACAGCGCCTGCGGCGGGAAAAAAGATTTGGAGCGCGCCCAGCGCCTGATGAAGAAACACGCGACCTTGACTGAAGGCCGCACCTGAGCGTCTCCCGCGCGTCTGGCCGGCCCGGGACGGAGCCACCGCCCAACTCCACGGCGGCTTCCGTCCCGGCCACCGGCCACTTTGCGCGGGGAATTTCGCCTAACACGACAAGCATTGAGCAGTCAAGAGACCGTTATTGTAAAACCCGCTCTTACACAAATAACTTTGAAAAACCCCTTATTTTATGCGGTTTTTGAAAATCTTTGTGTGTAAAAGACGCGCAGACAATAGCAAGTCCTGGCACTTTTTGCGCGCCTGACGTTTACTGGTGGCACACAAACGAACGCCCCAACCGCGAGCACGGCTGAGGCGTTCTGTTCCCACCCCTATGCACGAGATAGGAGCAAGACATTGTTTCAGTTTACCCCTAAACCCCCGTTCAGGATTACCGGAAAAATGAGCCAGAAACAGGCCGACAAAACCGGCAACAAACTTGCCAATGCTGTCTTGCTGATTGCAGTGGCGATTCTGATTTACGCCATCCGCTGGTGGTAGCCCGCACACAAACGAACGCCCCAACCGCGTGCAACGGCTGAGGCGTTCTGTTCCCACCCCTATAGGAGCCATAGGAGCAAGACCTTCATGAAGTTTACCAAGATGAATATCACCGGGCAATTGAATGATGCGGATTCGGCACGGGTTGCCCGCAACATCAGCACGTCCTATGTCATCGCCGCTGTTGGCATTGCTGTCGCGGCGGTGATTTACGCCATCCGCTGGTGGTAGCCCGCACACAAACGAACGCCCCAACCGCTGGTCACGGCTGAGGCGCTCTTTATTCACCCCATGCAAGACTCATGAGGAGAACACCCTTGAACTTTAACCTTGGAGACTGGGTTGTGGAAGCCCTCAAATTTATTGAAACCAGCACCCACCTGAAAATCATGGCGTATGGCCTGGTGATGGTGGCGCTGATTGCCGCCATCCGCTGGTGGTAGCCATGTCAGGATTCACCGCCACCGGCACCGCCCCGGCACAGCCGCCGATCCAGCCGGATGACTTCTGGCCGGCCATTGACCCCGATGCCATGCGCGCGTTCATGCGTCTGGAGGCCAGCATCAAGAACCCGGCCTTGCGCCACGCCCTGATTGCCGCCGCCCTGACCGTCAATGGCGCACTGGCGCGCTGGGCGCAGCCGCACCATGCGGCGGGGATCGCCCGCCTGGCCGACATCCCAAGCCCGCAGGTGGACGGCATGAGCCGGCTGGAACACCTGTACCTGCGCGCGGTGGCGTGCCTGGCGGCCGCCGATGTGCACGAGCGCTACCGCACCTATGATGCGACCGGCAGCGGCCACCAGCATGCCGATGCGCAAACCCCCAGCATTGACGAATTGCGCCGCGATGCGCGCTGGGCGATCCGCGACATCAAAGGCCAGACCCGGACCACGGTGGACCTCATTTAAGGCCGGGTTTGTTGTGTAACAGCCCCTGTTACACACTGAAGTGCTGGCATTTTGCCCCCCGCCGCGCTGTACTGGATGCACCTAAACGAACGCCCCAACCGCTGGTAACGGCTGAGGCGTTCTGCATCCACCCCTTATCGAACCTAAGGAGAAGACGTATGCAAAAGCATACCTCCAACACCCATCTTGATGTGAGCGGAAAAATGACAGCCCATGATGCCGGACATGTCGGAAAAATCCTCGCCGTGGCCGGATTGATTTTTGCGACCTGCACGGGCCTTGCCGTGTTGGTTTACGCCATCCGCTGGTGGTAGCCATGCAACCCATGCGCACCCAACCCGTCACCGCCCACCAGCACGACACCCTCGATGCGCTGGTCTGGCGGCACCTTGGCCAAACCCGCAGCGTGGTCGAGCGGGTCATGGAACTCAATCCCGGCCTGGCCAACCTTGGCCCGATCCTCCCCCACGGCCATACCGTGCTGATTCCGCAAAGCGTCCCCGCCGCCCCCGCATCCCCCCTGATTCACCTGTGGACCTGAGATGAATTTTTCCGCCACCACCGAAGCCGCGATTGCTGCCAAAGCCCCATACGTCACCTATGGCGCGGGCGTGGTGTCGCTGTACGGCGGCTTTACCGCCAACGAAATTGCCGCCTTTTGCGGCGCAGTGGCCGCACTGGCCGGGGTGGCGGTGCAGATTTTTTTCAAACTGCGCGATGACCGCCGCCGCAAAGCCCTCAACGCGCTGGAACAAGAGCGCGAACGCCTGCACATCCAGCGCCTGATGCAGGCGGCGGGGCAGGGCGATACCCGATAAACAAACGCCCCGGCTGCGCAAACAGCCGAGGCGTTTTCCATCCACCCCTTGATACAAGCAAGGAACAGACATTGAAGCCTGATTATAGAGCGTTGGAAAAACTCATGGAACACCTGGAAAAATCCCCCCGCCTGCTGCGCCTGTTATGGGCATGTGTGTTGGTGGCGGCAACGCATGTCGTGTTGTCCGGCCTGGCCGCCCTGCGCTGGTGGTGATAATGAACCGTCTTGGCAAAACCGTCACCACCCTTGTCACCGCTGCCGCCGTCACCGGCGGCGGCGCGGCCGCGCTCATCATGAAATGGGAAGGCAAGCGCTTTGAACCCTACCGCGATCCGGTCGGCATCCTGACCGTCTGCTATGGCCACACCGGCGCGGACGTGATCGCGGGCAAGTCCTACACCCAGGCCGAATGCGATGCCCTGCTGGCCGCTGATATCGCCGTGGCACGCGGCCACGTCAACCGCTGCCTGCCGATGCCGAAACTCGCACAGGTGGAAGAGGCGCTGACCAGCGCCGCCTTCAACCTCGGCGCGCAGGTGGTGTGCGGTTCCACCCTGCAAAAAAAAGCGCTTGCAAACGATTGGCCAGGTGCCTGCGCCGAACTCTCACGCTGGGAACGCGCCGGTGGCCGCGTCCTGCGCGGCCTGACCCTGCGCCGCATCGATGAGCGCGCGATGTGCGAGGGACGCCTATGAACCCGCTCGTGAATCCGCTTGGTGCCATCGCCGTATTGCTGATCGCCTTTTTCTGCGGCTTTGGCGTGCGCGGAACGATGGCCGAGCGCGACTTGGCCAAGCTGCACGCCCGCTACGATGCCGCGCTGGCCGAAGCCCTGACCGACGCCCGCACCATTGAACACCAATTCATCCGCGACATGGAGACCTTGCAACATGAGACAGCGCAACAACTGGCGTCCATTACTGCCGCTGAGCGCCGCGCTGCTGATGAGCGCGTGCGCGACATCGCGGCACACTACGCCGCCCGTCATCGTGCCACCACCGATGATCCCGCCATTGCCGCCCGGTGCACACCAGCCAGCACCGCCGCCGATGTGCTCGCCGAGCTGCTTGGAGAGCTTGATGAACTGGCGGAAAGCTACGCAGCAGAGGCTGACCGCAGACGCGCCGCCGGACTGGCCTGTGAAGCCGGATACGAGCGCATCCGCCACCATGAAGCGCCCGTAAAATAAATCAGGATTTTTTTGAAATCGCTTGACATATAAACAAAATTGTTTATAATGGATTTCAACACCACCACACAGGAGCGGGATGAAAACAAGCGAGTTCAAACGTTGGTTGCGCAAACAGGGCGTCACCATGCAGGAAGGGACAGGACACACCAAGCTCTATCACAATGGAAAGCAATCCGTCCTGCCACGACATGCCGCAGAATTGAGAACAGGCACCTTGCATGCCATCCTGCGCCAACTGGGATTGAAACCCCCGCCCCGCTAACGGGCGGGGATTTGCCCCTCGCAAGCCTTCATCCACACCACCATGCAATTTCCCGCAAAACTGACCCCGGATCGTGATGACGGCGGCTTTGTTGTCACCTTCCGCGATATTCCCGAAGCCATTACCCAGGGCGATGATCGCGCCGAAGCGCTGGACATGGCCGCCGATGCCCTGATGAGCGCGCTGGAGTTTTATTTTGAGGACCGCCGCCCGGTACCGCCGCCCTCCCCGGCGCGGCGCGGGGAGGTGCATATTCCGGTGCCGCCGGGGCTGGCGGTCAAAGTCCTGTTGCTCAATGAAATGCTCGCCCAGGGCGTGAGCGCGGCGGAACTCGCCCGGCGCATGCAGTTGCCCCCGCAGGCGGTGAACCGGGTCATGAACCCGCGCCACGCGACCAAAATCGACACCCTGGCCGCTGCGTTATCCTGCCTTGACCGCCGCCTGTCCGTCTCATTGGCCTGACCATGCAAAAGCCCGACCACCTGCGCAGCCACCTCATGACCGCCATTCCGGCCTTGCAGCGCGACCCGGAAAGCCTGCTGCTGTTTGTCGATGAAGGCAGCATCCTCGCCACCGGCGTCACCGGGCTGTCGTTTGAATACCGCTATACGCTGACCATCCTCTTGACCGACTACACCGGCAGCCCCGATGCGGTGATGGTGCCGTTACTCGACTGGCTGCACGTCCATCAAAACGAACTCGTGATGAACCCGGACCGGCGCGAGGGCATCCGCTTTGAAGCCGATATCCTTGCCAACAACCAGGTCGATCTGCAAATCCAGTTGCCACTCACCGAGCGCGTGGGCGTGCAGCAGACCGCACCCGGTGAATTCACCACCGTGCACTATCCCGAGCCGGTGCTGGACTGACGCTTATGCGGCCTGTTGCCACGGCGTGATGGCGTCCAGCGATGCGGCCAATGTATCGCGGGCACGCGCCGTCTCGTAATCCAGTTGCAACCCGGCCCAGAACCCGGCGGAGGTGCCGAAAAACCGCGCCAGGCGCAAGTCGGTATCCACGCTGATGGCACGGTTCCCGGCGACAATTTCACCGATCCGCCGCTGCGGCACGCCAATGGACTTCGCCAGCCGGTACTGGCTGATGCCCATGGGCTCCAGAAACTCATGCAGCAGGATGCTGCCAGGATGGGGATAGGGAACGGCACGCATGGGAATGTCCTCAGTGGTAGTCAACAATTTCAACCTCGGCCGGGCCGTGTGACCCCCACACAAAACAGACCCGCCATTGGTCATTGATGCGGATGCTGTATTGCCCCTGGCGGTTGCCCTTGAGGGCTTCCAGGCGGTTGTTGGGCGGGATGCGCAAATCGTGCAGCACGGCCGCACGATGGAGCATGGCCAGCTTGCGCATGGCCACCGTTTCAATCGCCCCGAACCGCCGCACCCGGTTCCCCGCAAACAGAGCCTGGGTGGATTTGCAGCGGAAGGATTGAATCGGCATGGATGGATAATAACGCAATGCGATAGTATCGTCAAGCGATATTACTGTAGTTGCCTACGCCGCCGCAGCCAGCCCGAGACGGATTTCCACCACGTCAAACGGCACCAGCACCTGGCCGGCGTCATTGCGTTCCACCAGGCGTTCTCCTTCCAGCACGGCGATATCCTTGTGCACGTTGGCGTAATGCCGCCCGGCGGATTTGGCCAGCGCATACACACTGCACGGCCCGATCCGGCGCAGCCGGTCCAACAGCTCCATGCGCGAACCCGTGAGGTATTCCAGCATCTGCCGGGCGGAGGAATAACAGAGGAAATAGTCCGCCTCCGGCACCTCACCGGCCTGATACCGGTGCATCATGGCGATTTTTTCCTCCAGTGTGGGATGCGTGACTTCAATAATCGCTTTTTTCATGGTGTTTGCTCCATCCAGCGGTTAACGGCGTGTTGAAAATCTGCCAGCAACTGCCCTGGCGTGGTGAAGGTGTAGGGAGATTCTTTCCCGTCAAGGGGCATGTGATCGCCCTTGCCGCGCTCATTGTCATAGCCGATCACGCGCTCACCGTTGACGATATACGCCAACCGGTACTTGTACGGATGCGTACACGGCGGCACGGGCGCATCCAGTTGCCAGACGACCCATTCGGAAAAACTGCCATCCAGGTAGCGTTCGCGGTAGTACGGATAAATGGCGACGGCTTTGCCCATGTCGGGTAGTATACAAACTAGCTAGTAAAAAAACTATACCCCCTTGACACCCGCCCCCACATCGGCAACACTGGCCGCGTCCCGAGAGGGATGGAGCTCAAAACTCCGGTAACAAGCGGTACCCGCACCCGACAGGAAGCGGTTTTTTTGTGCCCGGTCATTTTTGCGGCCGGGAGGGTGACGGATACAACACCCGCAAGGGAAAGAAGTCCGCCTGACTTGTTACAGGTTTTGACCTCCCGGCCACCCGGCGCACTCCCGCGCCGGGGGCATACCGTGGAGACATGACCATGCACACCGAACCTGCCGCCAAACCCACCCCGATCCGCCTGCCCGAGGACATCATGGAGCGCCTGTTCCGGGTCCAGTCCGCGCTGGACACGCTCGCCCTGATGCGCCATGACAGCGCGACGATCATCGGCTTCCGCCTGGAGCAGATCGGCACCCTGGCCAGCTATGCCCGCGCCGACCTCGATGCGGCCATGCTAACGCTGGAATGAGCGCCCGGCCAGGCGCGCTATGATGGCGGCATGACCACGCCCGACCCTGCCGCCGCCCTGGAACGCTGGGCCACCGCCC